GTGAGAGTGCGTATACTAACGGAACATATACAATCTCTACCTCTGCATCAGTTGCAAACTATACTGAAGTATCTGGTTCGTCCACTCCAATCTTTATTGATACACGGGCAGATACAACTTTGTATACTGCTGCCGGCATTCCAGAAACACTTGACCAACCTACTACTATCACAAGTTATTACTTACAGAGACGTAGTGATGCAAGGTCTTTTCCATCACAGGCACTTATGCTTGTAGACACAAGTGGTAACTTAAATCAGGTTGACTTGACCTCTGATACAAGTTCTTTTAATGCAATTCTAAAGAATGATATTCGTCATTATGCAGCAGAAGATACCGCAGGGAATAAATTATCATATAACATTAATGGTTCTGGTAACTCTAGAGGTTCTGCTATGGTTGATACAAGACTTAATGGCAGTGGTAACTATCAGACTCTACAGGTTGGACTTGATGATTATCGGGCACAGGAATTTCCAGATGGTTCACCCACAACCATCTCAACATACACCTTTAAAATTACACAGGTATAAGGAATACTAAAATGGCATATTTTTGGGAAGACAAAATCGCAGATGTTACTTACACAAATGCAGAGTTGGATACTGTAAAGATTCTCTGGAAAGATGAAGATGATGTCTATCGTGAACACTATCTTAAGGTAGATGAAGAAGATGAACAGTTTCAGGCTCTTCTAGAAGTAACTTCTTATGAGGATATTGAAGGTCGCACTAAGGCTGCAAATGACATTGTTCGTCAAGAATTTAAGGATGCATTTGATCGTTATGCAGAACGCACTAATATGTATTCTAATATTGGTAATGATGGAACTGATGGTGATCCATTTATGGACTATTACCAGTTCTTTCACTTCTTCAATGATTATGATGTTGATGATGCCGAACACAAAGAGAGGTTGTTTGGACTAAAACTTTATATCTTTGATCAAGAATATGTAAAGGATAGTGAAACTTCAGAAAGATCAAAAGAAGCAAAGACCACTGTGAGAAAGGCTCTGAAACCAATTCAGGCACTTGCTGCAGCAGAACTTTTTAGAAATGAAGATGCAGAGATTCATAAAGACGAAGAGGGTAACATCATAGGAGTATTCGTTCCCTTTACATGATTATAGGTATATCAGAAGGTTTTCATGATGCTGCTATTTGTGTCCTAGACGATAACAAGATTGTTTTTGCATCTCACGCAGAAAGACACAGTAGAAAAAAAGGTGACAAATACCTTCATTGGTGTCAACTGTCAAAGATACGAGATAATCGTGACGCAATAGTTGCATACTATGAGAAACCATTTTCCAAAAATCTAAGACGACTCTACGCTGGGCAAAAGTGGAAGAAACCTCGCATTAGATATGATGTGAGTTTTCGTCATCATGAGTCTCATGCTGCGGCAGGGTATTACACTGCACCATTCGATGATTGCAATATTATTGTTGTAGATGCAATCGGTGAATGGGACACCGTATCTATTTGGGATAATATGAAGAAGGTGAAGTCTTGGAAGTATCCATACTCACTAGGACTTCTGTACTCTGCAATCACACAGCGTATAGGACTGAAACCCAACGAGGATGAATATATCACGATGGGCATGGCTGCGTTTGGTGAACCCATATATGACCTAACATACCTTCTGTCAATGAATAATCATCGTGGGGTTGGTAATATCTGGAAAGACGCAAGACCAGAAGACCTCGCTGCATCTGTGCAAGCTCTATACGAGAAAAAACTTTTAGAACTAGTTGATATGTGTCCCAAGGAGAATATCATCCTCATGGGTGGGTGTGCCTTGAACTGTGTTGCAAATAGTAAGATACAGGGAAAGAATATCTGGATCATGCCATCGCCGGGTGATGCTGGTTCTGCACTTGGTGCTGCAGCACTTGTACAGAAAAGAAAGTTGCAGTGGGAAGGTCCATATCTTGGAACTGACATAGACCGTCCAATATGGGTTCGTGGTGTCATTCAAGAACTTGTGAAGAACAGAGTATGTGGCATTGCACATGGTCGAGCAGAGTTTGGACCTAGAGCCTTAGGTAATCGTTCTCTACTAGGTGATCCAAGATACGATATCAAAGACACAGTTAACTACATCAAGAGACGACAAAGGTTTCGTCCTTTCGCACCAGCAATCCTAGAGGAGTATGCAGATGAATACTTCGAAGGACCGATGAACGAATACATGCAGTTTGTTGCCACCGCAAAACACGATTACAAGTCTGTCACTCATGTTGACGGAACTGCGAGAGTACAGGTTGTAAAGAAGAACTGCAAGTCTGTCATTCGTCACATTCTAGAAGAGTGGTATGATGCGACAGGGTGTCCAATGCTTTTGAACACATCCCTAAATATCAAGGGTGAACCAATAGTTGACTCACCCCGTGATGCAACTAGATTTATGGAGAAGTATGGTGTTCAAGTCTTCTAGAAAAAAACTGATTGTATCTGGATGCAGTTACACAGACAACTGGTGGACTCAAATACATGGTGTAAAGGTCTGGCCAGAAATCCTCGCAGAAAAACTTGATATGGATTGTATTAATCTTGGTCAGTGTGGTCGAGGTAACGAATACATCTTTCAAACAATTATAGACGAGATTCAACATCACAAGAATATTGGGCTTGTTATTCCAATGTGGTCTGAATGGAATCGTATTGATATACAAAGAAATGTTCCATCTAAAAGAGGATATAGGTGGTATACAATAAGAACTGGTGTTGGGTGGTGGCCAGAAAATAAAAGTGAGTTTTCTAGGAAACGCACTGGTTTATGGACTGAAACTTTGCAAGAAATAACTGACCTTTTTTACGAAAGGGATATGTACGGTGCTAAGGTTTGTACTGAAAGGACTATGAGATTTTTTTATCTTTTTCAAGAATTAATGGAATCTAAAAACCTTAATTATATTCAGTCTGCGGCAGTTTATCCAGTAACTTCTGGTATGCTTGAAAATGATGATAGGGGGTGGAAAGAGAAAGATTTTATAAAAACTGTATTTGGATCAGTTTACTTTGATGAAATTAATCACAAAAAATTTGTTGGGTGGCCTGTATTAAGTCAATTAGGTGGTGATACTATGGACGAAATGCTTTGGAGATTAACACCTGAGAGTGATATTAAAGATGGAGTAGGAACAAAATACACGATGAGTGCAACTGATTCGCACCCAAATGAATTAGGTCATACATTAATTGCAGAGAGATTATATGATGAGTATCAGAAGATTTATCTATAGAGTCCGTCTTTTTTTAAACACTCTCAGAAACCACAAACCCAAAAGAAATAAATTTATCTATGAAGAAGAAGATTGAAGATTATCCTTGGTTCTGTCCACAACCTTTCATGAACATTGTCACAGATGTTTTTGGAAAGATAAAGCCGTGTTGTGTTATCAAAGGAAATAACAAGTGGGATCGAAATCAAACAATCGAAGAGTATTCTAAATCAGATATGCTTCGACAGTTTCGTAAGGAGATGTTAGAAGGTGGTGGTCCATTAGTTGAATCCAACTGTGAGATTTGTATAGAACAGGAAAAACATTCACCAGAAAGTCATCGTAGAACATATAACAAATACTTAGAGTATAACAAACCAGAACTAAAGGAAGAACTGGAAGAGTATCTTGAAACAGATATGGATACCCCCTTTGTTCGCACTATGGAGTGGATTGCACCAACTAACTTCTGCAATCTTCGTTGTCATATGTGTGGGTCTGGTAACTCATCTAGTATTGCCAGAGAGAATCAACACATAGGACATCCCAATATTGGACTTCTTGGTAATCACACTCTATATAAGAACGACGAGAAAGCAGAGAGTTTCATACAAGAGTGTGATGATTTTGTAATTGACAATCTCGTAGAACTTAAACTAACTGGTGGTGAGACAGTTGCTATTAAGTATAATTATGATTTGATGAAACGTATCGTTGATCGTGGGTTAGCAAAGGACATGGACCTCAGAATTACTACCAACGGAACTCTCACTCCGAAGTTTGATGGTAAGGATATCTTTGACTATATCCCAGAGTTCAAGGAGTGCCTAATCAATATTTCTATTGAGGGGTGGGACAAACGTAATGAGTATATTCGATATCCGTCTAAATGGGACGTAATATACAAAAATGCTGGAAGATACGCATCTCTTCCCAACACAAGAGTTTTGTTTGTATCTACAATCAATGCATTGAATGTGGGATATCTGTGGGAGATTGCACATGGCTCACATGAACTCATGGAGAAATATCCAGGCAAATTTTTTCAGTTTGCATCTGGAAGTCTTGTTTGGGGGTATATGGAAAAGTATGTTATAACAACTGTACCACCAGAGATACGAGAAGAATATATCAATTTATATTTTTCTAATTGGAAACATGAATATAATGACGATTTCAAAAAGATTGTTGACTATTTGGAAACTATTCCTTATGATGAAGAGTTGATGCACAAGATGCTCAAAGACGTTAAGAGTCGTGACCTACATAGAGGTACAAGTTTACTTGATCTTTCTCCTGAGTGGAAACCATATTATGAACAACATACTGTGTATTAAGTGGGGTGATAAGTATGACGATAGTTATGTAGAAAAACTAAAAGAGCAGTGCGAGAAAAACTGTTCTGTTAATTTTAACTTCTATTGTTTTACTGACAATCCAACTCGTGAATACGATATTCAACTTCCAACATATCTTGACCATCACTATATTCCTAGTAAGAACTTCTTCTGGGCTTGGCGTAAGTGTTATATGTTCAGTGATGATCATGTAGAGGGTGATAGATTTCTTTTTCTTGACCTTGATGTGATTATTCATCAAGACCTCAAATACTTCTTTGAATTGCCTATGGACAAACCTTGGATTGTTCGTGGGTGGTGGAATGACATGGAGACAGTCAAGAGGAACTATGCTCGTTTCAAGTCTACTCCACTAAACTCGTCTGTCATTCGATGGAATAGAGGACAGATGAAACCTGTGTTGCAACACGTTAAAGATAACGCAGAGGTTATCTTCTTCACATATCCTAGTCTAGACAACTACTTTGCTCACCATTGGTATGACCCTTGGGAAGACAGTGGTTACGTTCAAGGATTTCCACAGGGAGATATTTACTCTTGGTATAAGGGTAATATTTTTCCAGATGATATGGAAAAGAATATTTTTAGAGAAGACCATAAAGTATGTCTTTTCAATAATAGTGGATTTACAGAAGGTGAGAATGATGAAAAACGGATTCACATATACTCCTGAGATTGCAAATGATTGGAAGTCTGTTTGGGCTTCAATAGGCACTGACATGACTCACTGTGGACGTAGGGTTAGGGATGCAAGTACATCTTCACAGTTACAGTGTAAATTATGGATTGTGAATGAGTTATCAGAACTTGCATTGTTTCCAAAGTCTGTTGTTTTGCTCGGCGGATGGTATGCAAATTTTATAGTTCCCCTTTTATTGGAACATGGTGTTTCATATATTCATAATTTTGAAATTGACCCAGATGTTAAAAAACTTAGTTACAAATTTAACAAGTCTCACAAGGAAAATGAGACGTACAAATGTTATTTGAACAATGTAATGTTTGATCCCATATTCAATATCAAGTTTAAAAATAAACCTGATATGATTATCAACACTTCTTGCGAACACATGTTCCCAATGACTAAGTTTAAACAACTCAATAGGGGATTCTTCAATGATGTTGCCTATGTCTTACAATCAACAAATGAAGATAAATATGAAGACCACATTAATTGTGTAAGTGGTCCAGAAGAACTCGCAGAACAGGCTGGGTTTGTGGACATCATGTATAGTGGGACAAAAACATTAGATAATGGTATGGAAAGGTTCATGGTGATAGGTAAATGAGTCATAAACAGATTGTAGATTGGTGTAGAGATAATGATGTCTGGTATCTCAAGATGGATATAGAGATACCAGAGGTTTGTATTCAAGAGGCGCAGGCCGTATATGATGAGGGGTTCTTTGTAGAACATCGTTTTGGTGATGGTGGCCATGGTGGTTGGAAGTCTGCATCCATTCACAGTTTTGTGAAGAAAGGTAAAGATATTTCTCTTGGGTGGTTTCACACCAAGAACCCAGAGGGTCATGGACTGAGAGAGGAAGATGTTGAGTGGGGTTGGACAGAAATTGCAGAAGTATGTCCAGAGACAAAAAGGTGGTTGGAGGATTTCCCTCACAAGTCTTATAGACGTTTGCGTTTTATGTTACTAGAGCCTGGTGCTGGTATCGACGCACATAACGATGCAAGTCCACAGAGAATAAGAGAGAATAGAATTAGAAACATTGCTGGTGCAATCAACATTGCATTCTATCAACCAGAGAACTGTTACCTAAGACGGGCAGATACGAAGGAAGAACTACCTTTCGAGAACTGCACTGGTTTCTGGTTTGACAATGGTGTGGAACATGAAGCACTAAACAGTTCGAATGAAAACAGATATCACTTTATCATGCATGGCGGTTTCAATAAAGAACGTGAAGAGTTGATGAGAAAGTCTCTCGTAAAACAATTTGGTAAAGATGTTTTGAAAGAGATTGATGATAGACCCAACTAAACCAATTAACTTTACATTTGAATTAAACAACATATGCAATCTTATGTGTCCACAATGTGCTAGAACTTCAAATTATAGAGTTGATGTATGGTAAATAATTTTGATGAGTTTGTGAGTTTATGGAAACGAGAGTCTTTTGATATCAAGATTAAAGATCAATTCAAGGACTACCTATTTCTTGTTTTTTTACCAGACAAAGTAGAGTGGTCCTTTGGTGTAGAGAAACAGGCACAGACAACGACACTAATGGTGTCTGGTGGTTTAACTGGAGCATCTACAGGAAACGATGTACAATTTTGTTATCGTAGTCAGATACACGAAAATCTGCTGAAATCAAATCACACACATGCAATGATTGTGTCTGTGGGAATGGTGTTTGATATGGTAGAACATGACAATGGTAAACAGATTACTCCAATTACAGACTTTATAGATTTCGCAAAGAGTGGAAAGTTCTGTAAGGCTCATATTATTGCTAGACCAAATGAACCTATGTTTCTGCATTACCAACACATGAACTTGAACCTCGACAAGTGGAGAGAGTTGAATTGTCCCGATATGAACCAGCGGTGGACTGATTACACTAGGTCACCAGAAAATTTTCATGATGACTATACACCATATTGGGTTGATATAAAGGGTATGCCTCGTATCAATAATTTCACACACGAAGAGAGAAGACGTAAGGCATTTTCTTATTTTCGTGACCAAGAGAATACTTGGAAAAATCTTCACAATCTACCACAACAAAATGATGATTACTACTTCAGTCGTTTTATGACACGCATTACAGAATCTTATTATATCTTTAATACAGAGTCTTTGCGTGAAATTCCTATTACTGAATTCGATGTTCTCTTTTCACCTACTGCTGGATATAGTGCAGAAGCAAATTGTCATCGACTCAACTTTGACAAAAAAGTTATCTTCTATGATTATAATCAGACAAATATTGACACCAAGAGAAGTATCATAGAATTGAACATGTCTTTAGACGAGATATACATGTTAAAGAATATCTCAAATAAAAATTTTGTTGATAATATTGGTAATGCTCCTGCACATGAAAGAGCAAAGGCAATGGGTGACTTCGAAGAGTTACGTCAAATGCAGGCAGAGATGTACGACCGATGTGATATAGAATACTGGTTGATGGACTTAATCAATGCGGACTACGATAGAATAAAAGAGGTTGTTAAGGATAAGGTTGTATTCTTTGATACCAGTAACATCTTTAGTTATCATGTGTGTCATGCTTATAACACTCTCGATAAACTTGTCAACTCATACTATAAATTACATGAGACATTATCATATGCAAAACAGTGTTGGTTTCAAGGGACTAAACCAACTAAACAGTGGGACAGACGATGGATATCGTAGCAGTTCGTATCGGTGATAAGTACGGTCCAGAATACGAAGAATACCTAGAGAAAAAGTTATCGAAGCATAACATCATCTGGATACGAGAGCCGTACCATGAGAAGGTAACTCTACAGTGGAATAAGATGTGGGGTATGCAGCTGGAGACAGACGAACCCATCTGTGTGATGGACATTGATGTTCTTCTTATCAACGACTATGAGAAAATCTTTGACTACCCGATTCAACGAGGACAGTTTGTTGCGATGCCGGGATGGTGGAGAAACGATGCCGATGAGTATCGTATCAACGGTGGGTTCTTCAAATACTATCCGAAGGACTGTCAATATATCTACGACAAGTTTATGAGTGACATTCATTACTGGCAGAAGTTTTACATTGAGAACGGAACAACAACAGGACCAGTGAACGGAGAACAGTATTTCGTAGAGGATAGTGTTAAAGAACAGTTAGACCTTGTGGTATTACCAAATGAATGGTTCACACGATGGGTTGTCAGTGATGATGTAGTTTCTGGCAGTGTCAACCGATGGAACTATAAGATGACACAGAAGTATGAAGAACTCACAGGTAATGACTACATATACATGGGTGGAGAATTTCACCCAGACATTAAGTATGTACATTTTACCAATCGACTAAACAAACCACATGAATGGAAAGACTATAGGAATTTTGTATAAATGAAAGTATTAATATTTGGTTTGCCTGGTTCTGGTAAGTCTACACTTGCAGAACCTTTTGCAAAACTAATTGATGGTGTCTGGATAAACGCAGACAAAGTTAGAACACATTACGACGATTGGGACTTCACACCCGAAGGAAGAATGAGGCAATCCTTAAGAATGCGTCACCTTGCAGATGGCGTGGTTATGTCAGGTAGGATTGCCGTTGCAGACTTTGTTTGTCCTACTGAGAAAACAAGACTAGAGTTTGCACCAGATTTTACAGTATGGATGGACACGATAGATAAAGGAAGATTTGAAGATACGAATGCAATGTTCGAAAAACCACCAACATGTGATTATCATGTGAGTGGGTGGTTTGATGATACAGATAAACAACTACTTGAGGTTGTTGAAAGGTGGATACAGAAAAATGGATAGACAAAAACCCACTGTGCAGATGTTGGGGAGATATCAACCTTGGCACGAAGGACATAGAGAACTTTTTAAGAAATCTCATGCAAAGACAGGTCAGGTTGCTATTATGGTAAGAGATACTGGTGAGGGTTGGTTTGATCAATCTGATGTTATTGCAGACTTAAAAACTCATGGGTATGAGTATGACCGAGATTATATTATAATGACTGTTCCGAATATTGTAAACATTACATACGGCAGAGACGTTGGGTATAAGATTGAACAGGAACATCTTGGTGAAGAAATTGAAAAGATTTCTGCAACAGAGATACGAAATGGCAAAAGTAATATGGTATGAACCATCTGGTGAAAAAGATTTAGAACGACTTGGAAACATAGTTGCGTGTTGGATGCCTGTTGATCGTACAGGCACACTAAACGAGTTTAACTGGAAGTATGATCCTATACCTCAAGAAATCTCAGATGCAAAGTCATGGGATGAATGTTGCATTTCTAGAGCCGAAGAGTTGTGGAGTTATGGTAAACCAATAACAGTATTTTGGTCAGGTGGTATTGACAGTAGTGTTGTGTTTCTGTCGTTGCGAGAGACAATGCCTAGTGACGGAGAGTTGTGTGTTAGGTACTCTCAACAGTCTATAGACGAGTTTCCTGCTCTGTATGAAACAGTTAAGGAGTTCTCAGACCCATTTCTTTCTTCTAGTGTAGATTATTTTGATCCGCATTATCTAAAACAAGACGTAACATTTGTTTCTGGTGAATGTGCTGATCCTATCTTTGGAACCGACTCTGTTAAGAAGTATGAAGACATGATGAATGATCCGTGGGATAGTATTTTATATTTTGAGAACTTATGGAATGTGCCTATAGAAAAACCTAGTAGGTATAGAATCTCTAGTCTGTTAGAGATGCATATAGAAAAGTGTCCTATTGAAATTAGAACCGTTTTTGATATCTACTGGTGGATTAGTTTTTGTTTTAAGTGGACATTTTTAGATAGAGTCATTCCTGTATTTTATTTTCAGAATGATGGGGAAGATGTTCATAAACACTATAGTTTTTTTAACACAGAAGATTTTCAAAAGTGGTCCATGCACTACCATCATCTAAAACATCAAAATACTTGGTTATCATACAAACAACCGGCAAAAGATTTCATATATAATTTTACAGGTGATAAAGAGTATCAAATTAATAAAACTAAAGAACCATCCATACTGAAACTCTTTGATGATAATTTTTGGTTAACACGTTACAAAAGTAACAGACGACCAAAGTTGTTATTAGACAACGGAAAACTCTGGAGGCGTGATGATGTTATTCCAGAGGACATTTTAAATGAATGTAAAAAATGAATTAGTTTGGTGGAATTATGATTTCAATGTTATGATGAAAAAATGGTTAATGGATAATGCTCCAGACCTTGTTGATAAATTTAATAACACCACGTTAAAAGAAAAACAAATTCAGTGGGAAGGTGGGATGAACTCTTATGGAACAAGAGTTGCATCATATCAACATCTTATTGATCGTGAAAGAAAAATTAATTTATATTATAACACAACTCCAAATATTAAATGGATACCATTTCAAGAATGGCCACAAAAATTATTTTCAGAATGTGTATTTGAAAGTGCAAAGTCCATTGCAGACAAAGGAAAGACTATAGATTTATTTTGGTCTGGTGGTTTAGACAGTAACTTAATGTTAATTGCATTTAACGAACTTGGGTTACACAAACAACTTCGTGTTATTATGGGTGGACCACCAGAAACTCCATATTTGTTTGATAAAATTATTAGGGGAAGAATTGATTATGTGCTAGATGAAACGGAAACGTTGTCCAATACATATAGTTTAGCAAAACCAGATCAGCATGTTTTTGTTGCTGGTTCAGAGGCTGATCCTCTCTTTGGTGCTAAAGGAACTCTGACAACATTTGAAAATACGGATACCAATTTATTTAATCAGTGGAATACAAAAAGAAGATTTGTTTCTTGCAACCGTATCTTCAGATTTATTTCTAATTATCAAGGTGATAAAATAGATGTAGATAATCAAAAGTCTTTTTTTCATCATCCTGAGATTGAGAAGTTTGCTATCAATAAAGTGTTATCTAATGAGATGGTGTATTATGATTTAACTCATGAGGGTTGGGGACATAAAAATGTTTGGCATCTTAATGCTGGATACAATGATGATGCTGAAAGTCAAAAACATTATCTCAAATGTAAAATGCCCCTGAGAGATTTTGTCTATGATTTTACTAAAAATAAAGACATATCTTATGACATGAAAAAGGGAGTAAGTGAGTTCAGAATGCGTTTTGTAAAATCTAATAAGGTAAAATTTAAACAAAATTTTTTACGAGTTATTGCAATAACAGATGATGGGAGTATCATTAATAGGGAAAACTTTTATGAATATGATTGGACTCGTTATATTGCAACTACATAAATAATATCAGGAGAATAAAATGGCCTATAGAGTTACTTCCGTAACCAATACCTAATAATTATGAACAATTTGAAAGTTATTGCAACTAAAGGCAATTCACTTGGTCTTTGGTTGAAGTATCACGATCCTTTGGATATTGGACGTAACAATCCCCTATATGCAGATTTTTTAACCAAACATCCTATGCAATTAGGTGAGTGGTTTGATAATTATATTGGTTCTTTTGGTTGGTTGGCCAACTGTGGTTTTTCTATGGACAGGACAAATAGAAATCTAAACTATTTGAATTTTCATTTTGAACCAATACCAGAAGTAGAGCCTAGTTGGAATAAAACTATAGAACAAGTTCTACTTGAAAGAGCAGAAGAAATTTGGAACATGAATAGACCTGTCCGTTTATGGTGGTCTGGTGGTATCGACTCTACTGCTGCACTTGTTGCATTTCTACGGACAAAGAAACCAGAACACGAACTTACGATTTACTATGGTCAACCCTGTATAGAAGAAAATCCACACTTTTGGTCATTACTCCAAAAAATAGATGACCTCAAGTTTCAATCCAATAATATGGAAACCATATTTGATTTTGAACCAAACTTTACGGATGGTTCTATCAATGTAACAGGTGAGCCCGGTGATCCTGTGTGGGGTTCCTTTGCAATCAAAGAACACATGAATAAAACAGAAAGTCATTGGACAGATATATTTAAGTATGAGGATACTAGATATAATTTTCGGGATGCCGATAAGAAAACACAAAATAAATTTATAGAATTTTGTGAATGGCACATTTCAGCATCTCCTGTAGAAATACGCAATCCCTTTGATTTTATTTGGTGGGTTGCCTTCTCCTGTAAGTGGCAGTGGAATGATCTTACACCACACAGAGAATTGAAGAATGCTTCTAGATATTATAATATTATTGGTTTTTACAATTTTCCAGAAATACAAAAATGGAGTATTGTTAACCACGATCTAAAACATAGGGGTGATTATAAATCATACAAGGGTCCAGCAAAAGATTTTATATTTGATTATGATGGGAATACAGAATATCGAGACAACAAAACTAAGTATATGAGTTTTCCTGATACATATCCAATGCGTGAAGAGATAGGTGTTGATTCAAGAGAATCGTATTCTCGTCAATTTATAAACTCTTTGATAATGAGTGATGGCTCCTATCACAAAGAAGTTTTCACTGGTGAAGACTATGGATTTGGATATGATCCAGAAATAAACTTGTATGACAGGTGGGATATATATTATAAACCAGTATGGGATGAGTGGAAAAAACAACTGTGATGAAACTTGTGAATTACTACGCATGGTTCACCCTTGCGATAGTAGTGTTGATTGTTATCAATGTTCTTGGTAGATACTTCTTTGACTTGCGATTTGATTTCGCAGTCGATGTGTCATGGCAACTGTATGCAATCCTAGTCATGTTGGGTGCAAGTTACAGTATGGCAAATGATGCTCACATAAGAAGTGACATATACTTCAAAAACTTCTCTAAACGCACAAAAAATATCATTGACCTCGTGGGATACCTAATGTTCTTCCCTGCTTTTGGTATCCTTGCGTATGTTTCTGCAATGGATACATACAAGTCTATTCTTATGAACGAGAGATCAAGTGATACAATGTTGCAACTCGTTATCTGGCCCATGAAGATTGGTGTGACCCTTGGACTACTTCTACTGTTATATCAAGGAGTTCTAAAGGTTCGTGAGTGTGTGAGTAATCTACGATGATGGCAATTGTAATGTTATGCACAATGATTGCAGGAATCTTCGTTGGTATCCCCGTTGCATTTACGTTGTTATTCCTTGCATTTGGTTTTGGATACGTTGCAATGGGAGACAACGTTTTTGGACTTGTCTACTACAATTTGCTTGGGGGTCTGTCAAATCAGATTTGGATGGCAATCCCCATGTTTATCTTCATGGGGTATATCTGTGAACGTGCAGGGTTAGTGGACAAACTCTTTGATAGTCTCAAGACAGTGGTGGGTAACTTATACATTGTTGTTATTATCATTGCAGTTCTTATTAGTCTCGCAACTGGTGTTGTTGGTGCATCTGTTACTTTGTTGGGTATCATGGCTGCCCCACACATGATGAGATTGGGATACGATCCCAAACTTACTGCTGGTGTTATTGCAGGGGGTGGTTCTATGATTGTTATTCCCCCATCTGTCCCTTTGATTGTCATGGCACCAACCATGAACATCAACATTGTAGATTTGTATGCTGCATCTCTAGTGCCGGGCCTAATGATTGCTGCGATGTACGTTGTGTATTGTCTGTTTCATCCTAGACCTAAGAGTGATGAGAAACCACAGTACGTTAGAGTGTTGATTGATGTCATACCCCTTGCAGTCCTCATTGCTCTGGTCATTGGGTCAATGTTATTTGGACTTGCAACATCAACGGAGGCGGCCGCCTTCGGTGCGTTTGGTGCAATGGGACTTGCACTGATGAATGGCAAGTTGTATCTCAAAGATGCATTAATAAAGACATGTGACACTACTTCAGTTGTTATGTTACTTGCACTTGCATCAATGATATTTGGTGCAGTCTTTACTGCACTTGGTGGGGACACGATCATCGTAGATGCACTTAACGCACTACCTATACCATCATGGGCATTAGTTGGGTGTATTCTTGTTCTCTGTCATCTATTAGGTTGGCCGTTTGAGTGGCCAGTGGTTGTTCTTGTTTTTCTACCAATCTTTCTCCCTGTTCTCGTATCGTCAGGTGTAGATATGTTGTGGTTCGCAGTCTGTCTAGGCATTGTTATACAGACTGCATACCTCACTCCACCAGTTGCACTAACTAGTTACTATCTGAAACAGGTAGTTCCCCAGTGGGACTTGGGTATGATATTCAAATCCATGATACCTTTTATGTGGATACAAATTTTAGCAGTTGTAATACTTTTCATTGCGCCGGGTATTGCAACTTGGTTTCCAGAATACTTGAAAACCGATAATTCAGGCGTTATAAATAAAATCGAAGGAGAGATTACTTTTCCTTCTTTTGACAATATGATTAAGTAACAATGAGGAGTAAATCATGAAGAAGTATCTTGCCGCACTCGCGGTTTCACTCCTTGCTATGGGTTCTGCCCATGCAAAGGATCAGACAGTCATTAAGGTTGCGAGTTCCTATGGCGCAATCTCTACCTTCAACGAACAAGCACAGTTTATTGCAGACAGAGTTTTCACTCTAACTGATGGTGCAGTTAAGATGGAAATCAAGCCCTCTGGTGCATTGGTTCCACCATTCCAAGTTCTAGATGCAACTGCATCTGGTGCAGTTGATGGTGCATGGACACAGAGTTATTATTGGGTGGGTAAGGATAAGACCCTTGGTCTTTTCAATTCGCCTCTAGGTGGTCCATTCGGTATGGATGGTATTGACTTCCTTGGTTGGATGTTCCACGGTGGTGGTCTTGAGATGTACAATGACTTCTATCAGAACCAACTTAAACTTGACGTTGTTGCCATTCCTTCTATGCCAACACAGAACCAACCTCTTGGGTGGTTTCATCGTCCTATCAAAGACCTTGCAGACCTTAAGAACTTTAAGTGTCGTCAGACAGGTATTAACGTAGAACTTTATGCTCGTATGGGTATGCAGACAATCGGTATGCCTGGTGGTGAAATCCTTGCTGCTGGTCAGAAGGGTGTCATTAACTGTGCAGAGTTTGTGGGTGGTCTAGAAGATGAACGTCTAGGATTTCCTACACTATGGAAGTACTACTACCTAAACTCACTGCATGAACATTCCAATACTGGTGATCTACTCATCAATGGAGCAGTTTGGCGTTCTCTTACAAAGTCTCAACAGACTGCAATTCGTTCTGCCGCATACGAGTCATATCTACATTGGTTGACTTGGGTGCAGTCAGAGAACGGTCAGGCTCTTGCAAGAATGATTAAGGAGCATGGTGTTAAGGTTATGCAGACACCACCTGATGTTCTTCGGGCAGAACTTGCAACTATTGATCAGATGTTCAAGGAAGAAAGTGCAAAGAACCCTTGGTTTAAGAAGGTTCTTGAATCACAGAGAGCATGGGCAGCAAAGGTTGTTCCATACAAGAACGTTGCATTCACACCATACAATTATGCAGCGGATCATTATTGGGGTCCAAAGAAGTAATTAGTATAAATAGTATCAAACATCTAGCAGAATCTAGGAGGTCATAAAATGTCACATAAAGTGAAGTGGGTAATTGCACACGAACCCATTGATTATTTCGTTGCAGTTGCTGAGTGTTTTGCTGATGAGGTAAATCAAAGAACTGATGGTGCCTTTGAGGTAGAAATTCTTAGTCTAACTGATTATACCAACAAGTATAACGATGGTAAGCGTATTACCAAGGCAGACTTAATGGAACTACTAGACAATGGTACTATTGAGATGAGTCATATTTACACAACATGGCTTGCAGACTACAATAAAGACCTACATGCTCTAGACTTACCTTTCTTGTTTGAAGATCATGATCACGCTGATCGTGTTCTAGAAGGAGAGATTGGAACATCACTTCTTGCAAGTATTGAGAAGTCTTCTAACACACGGGCAATGGGTTTCACATACAGTGGTGGATATCGCATTGTTCCTGCAAACTTCCGTGCTCCTAACGTTGATGATTGGAAGGGTAAGGAAGTACGCACAAGTCGATCACCTGTAGCAATTGATATGTTTAAGTTGCTTGGTGCAAATCCACATGAACATATCACTCTTGAAGAAATGGGTGAATATGCAAAACGTGGTGAGATTGAAGCTGGTGAGTCAACATTTGTTCGTGTTCTTCCTCTTGATCATCATAAAGACTTTAAGTATGTCAACGATACAGGTCACAGTCTTTTCTTGACAAGCATTATTGCTAACAAGGATTGGATGGACCAGTTCGATGAAGATACAAAGAAGATCATGGCAGATGCTGCATTTAAGGCATCACGCATGGAACGGCGTCACTCTGTTGCTGATGAACCTCGTATTCAAGGTCAGTTAGCAGATGAGAAGGTCGAAATTGTAAAGATGAGTGCAGAGGAAATTGCTAAGTTTAAGGAGATTAGTGCTCCAGTATACGAAATGTATAAGGATTACTTTACACCCGGCTTAGTGGATGCAATGTTAAACGAAAGAAGTACAAAACACTAAGTGGTATAATAAGTGGTTAAATATTTTTCGGTGGCCTTTTAATGTTCCACCACCTTAAGTATTGGGGAAAAACATATGAGTTATAGAACAAGAGTTACCTACACTAGAACAAGTACAGATAGTGATTGGTATGTGGCACGAGAGACTGATTTTAATTCGTATTTACAATCTCAATATATCGATACTGGTAAGATAATAAGTTCAACTTTTACAGATAGTGATGATGGATTAACCAGAACTATTCTTTTCGAATGGGACTCAGAGTCATCACTAGCTGAATTTAACGCAGACAGTACTGTAATCAGTGATTATATCAATCCTAGAACTTTATATTTTGTTGAACATAATATTACCAGAGAGGCTGAATTTAACGTTTAAATATTTCTTGGCCAGTTGCGAATGTATTCACAGAATACGTTCTCTTCAAAACCCCTAATCTGACGAGAGTTACATAGAGATATTTTATCAAGCATCTCTATGTACTCTCGTTTGCATTTGTGTCCTGTACTTGCATTGTATAGGAACAGAAGTTTGTCAAGACCATCCCACCCTATCCATCGACGTATCATTCTAAAATCCCAGTGTGGATCACCGTATGCACAGTGTTCCCAATCAATTAGTCCTTTTAGATTTCCGTCTTCTACTATCACGTTTTCTGCCCAAATGTCTCCATGCAGGAATACAGACTGATTTAGATTGTATCGAAGAGTGGTGTTCCAATCTACCAAACAATCGTGAACAAAACTATCAACTTGTTTTAATCCACAAACAACGCCTTTGATATCAACTACTCTATCGTTAGGTACTTTTGTAGTGTGGACCTCAGCCATAAAGTCTGCAAGTTGACGAATAAAGTTTTCACCGTAGTTGTCTCTTGTAAGTGTCTCACCTTCGATCCACTCACCTGTCATCATGTCGAGTAAGTCGTAAACCATTCACATATCTCATCGTAGTTTGTCATAATTTTTGTATAGTCGGGGTTGGGTATGATATCTTTATCTTTTATAAAGTCTTCGTATATAATTTCTTCACAATCAGGAAAATGTAAACGAACACCATTAAAGAATTCTTCTATTTTCATAAACCTATTAAATTCTTTTTTTGTTGCTGTAAAAGATTTTGGTGGTGGTGTTTTTCTTTTATCTACATCATAATCAGAGTATTCTCTGTTAGTGCCTTTGTAATCTTTTCTGCTTGTCTCTTGTGCTATGAACCTAAAACAGAATTGAGAAATCTTGTTCTTATTTGTTAGCCATATTAATTTGTAATCTGACAGTATATCAACAGCAATTGTTATTCTATCTTCTGTTGATATATTTCTATTTTCTATAGTATTAGACAATTGGTGTGGCATACATTTTATTATAAAATTGTCTCTACCACTAAGCCACATCCTACGTTTTTCAATTTCGTGATTGGTCAATAAATGTTCGTTTACAGTGTAGTCAATGGTGATAGGACTTGTTCGCAAGTTCTCATCGTAATGAACTTTTTTCATTCTACCATACCACTCTTTCCCACTGATAAGGTTTCTTTCTTTTGCTAAATGAAAAAGAACATAATATGATCCTGATCGTGGTGTGCAAACCAAACAATAGTTATTCATTAAACCACTCCACAACCTCTTCGTAGTTAGTATACTTTGTTGCATAGTCTATGTCAATTCTTCTTGGTAGAGCCTGGTCTGGTAAATCAAAATTAAAACCAAACTCCATATAAAACCAATCCTCTAACATTTTGCAAATACTATTGGGGTCTTCCACAAAATCTTCAAACTTTATCAGTGGTTCATTCTTCTTGAAACCTAGTTCGTAATACAACTCCCAGAACTGTTTCTGACGATGCATAAATCTGTCAAACTCTGAACGATAGGCGACGAGCGTTCTGTCACCAATGACAGGCATCTCATCACCATATACATGATTCACCCCTGTTCTCAGTCTCGTTACATGACTAAGAAACTGTCGTACACTATCCTCACGCCACAACCAGATTTTATCGAAGTCTGATAGGACAGTCTTTCTATCTTTTAGTGGAATGTAGTGAACTAAAACTTTGAGTATGTGAGGAACGTATGTCCATTCCTCATCCTCAATATCTTTATATGAGTTATGTTTCAACCAAGACCCAGAGTCTTTAAGGTTGTAACGATTGCAAATATAACGTCTCATATATGTACATCCTGCTCGGGATGTAGACACCATACCAATTCTCATGTTATATATAGTGTATGATTAATAGTTATGTATGTGTTGAAAGCACATTTGAAGAGATTTATGATTTTTGGAAAGAGGGTCTTTGGCCTGATCGTAAGACAGATATAGAACCTCTGAACGCAATTGTATACGATAGACGATTGTTAGAAAATTACGGTAATGTATCTATCTCAAAGGATTGGTCAATATTCGATTGGTCAAAACCGACTTTCTTTGCAATGAAAGAGGAGAAGACAAACAAGATTGTTGGTGTGAACAGTGGGTTCAGAACTGGTGAGAAGACATATCGTTCTAGGGGAATCTATGTTTTACCAGAATATAGAGGTCATAGATTGTCTACAATTCTGTTAGAACACACAATTAACCAAGCAAAAAGAGAAGAATGTGACTTAATTTGGTCGTTACCTAGAGCTTCTGCAATGATTGCATATGAGGGTGTGGGATTTCATAGGGTTCCAGGCTGGGAAGATGGTGATTTGGAGTATGGTCCTAATTACCTTGCAATCAAAAACTTATAAATATATAAAAAAAGGAACTTCCTATGGCCATACCTTCTACCAGAGCAGATTTCAAGAATTATTGTCTACGGAACCTTGGATATGGGGTTATCGACATTAACGTGTCAGATGACCAAGTTGATGACCGTATTGACGAGGCACTACAATTCTTTGCAGAGTATCACTACGATGGATGTGAGAGGATGTATCTTAAACATCTTATCACAACCGCAGACGTTACACGGGCAAGGTCTAACGAGACACTATCAACTGTAACTGATGTTGATGGTTCAACAACTGCCGTGTGGTACGAAGGTAAGAACTGGATTCCTGTTCCCGATTCAGTACTTGCAGTAATGCAAGTTTTTCCATTTAGTGATACAGGTGGTGGTTCAAGTATGTTCGATCTACGTTATCAGTTACGACTAAATGATTTGTTTGACCTCTCATCTACATCTGTTATTCAATATCAGATGGCTATGGATAACCTAGACCTACTAGAACATATTCTTGTTGGGGAGACACCACTTCGTTTTAATCAACATCAAAACCGTTTGTATATTGACATGGATTGGGAGAATAAGGTAACTGCTGACGTTGATTATATTATTATTGATTGTTATCGTAAACTTGATCCCGGCACATTCACAGACCTATACAACGACATGTATCTTAAGAGATATGCAACTGCTCTTATTAAGAGACAGTGGGGTGCAAACCTTTCCAAGTTTAGTGGTGTAGAGATGCTGGGTGGTGTCACAATGAATGGTGAGACAATTTATAACCAAGCACAAGAAGAAATCAATAAACTTGAAGAAGAGATGAAACTTGCGTTCGAACTACCAGTTAACTACATGATTGGATAAACATGGCAGTCAATAAAGCATTTCACACAAGCAATCAACATGCACTTACTACAGAAAAAAATCTGTATGCAGATTTGATTGCAGAGGCAATTCAGATTTACGGTCATGATGTTTATTATCTTGACCGCACACTTGTGGCTGAGGACACGTTCCTTGGTGAAGACTCTCTATCCAAGTTCAACACTCAGGCAAAGATTGAGATGTATGTTGAGAACTCTGGTGGTGGGTATGCTGGTGAACGAGAGTTGATGACTCAGTTTGGTTTGCAGAACCTCAGTGAAGTCACCTTCGTTGTCAGTAAGAGCAGATTTAGAGACATCACAAAACAGTTCACGATTGAGAGTGGTACAGATACACTCACAGGTTCTATTCTACTTGAGGATGGAACACTGGACAGTGACGAGGTTGACATTCCATCTTCATACGAGAGTGGGTATCTAATCTCAGAGGCATCTTCTACAGACGCAGATAGACCACAAGAAGGTGATGCAATCTTCCATCCCATTCTTGGTAAACTGTTTGAGATTAACTTCGTTGACCACGATGAGCCATTTCATCAACTCGACAACAACCCCGTATACAAAATGCGTTGTCGCACATTTGATTATGGTTCAGAAGTTCTCGACACAGACATTGCTGCAATTGATGCAATCGAAGATGCAGACTCAATGGATGCACTCACTTATCAGTTCACACTTGAAGATGACAGTGGTGCATTATTACTTGAGAACGCTGCTGATACTGGTGATGCATCATACTTTATCAATGAGGACTATATAGTAGGTGACCAAGTGACAGATAAGGTCAATCAGAATGAACTATTCGATGAATTGGATGACACTATCCTAGACTTCAGCGAATCAAATCCATTCGGTGATGCAGGAGAAGTATCGTAATGTTGGGACAACAATTCTACCATGAAACCATTCGTAAGGTAGTCGTTTCTTTCGGCTCACTTTTCAATGACATTCATCTTGTTCGTAAGGACAACAGTGGAACTATTCAACAGTCTATGAAGGTTCCTCTTGCGTATGGTCCACGGCAGAAGTTCCTTGTCCGTCTGAATGATGATCCATCTTTGTCTAATCAGACCGCTGTAACTCTACCTCGTATTGGGTTTGAGATTACTGGTATGACATATGACCCATCACGCAAACTACAACGTGTGCAGAAGTTCAAGAAGGTGAAGGGTGCAAACTCTGACCAGTTGGACACGCAGTATATGCCTGTCCCATATAATATTGACTTTGAACTCTACATTCTCTCAAAACAGTCAGATGATGCGTTGCAAATTGTAGAACAAATTCTACCATACTTTCAACCTGATTACACAATCACACTAAATGACAACACAGACATGGGTATTAAGAGAGATGTCCCTGTTGTTCTAAACAGTATCGGTTACGAAGACGATTATCAGGGAGACTTTGCAAACCGTAGAGCCATTATCTACACTCTCTCTTTTACTGCTAAGTTCCATCTCTACGGTCCTGTTACCTCTAGTAAGGTTATTAAGACTGTACAGGTTGATCAGTACACAGACCTACCTGATCAATCACCTAAGAGAGAACAGAGATACACGGTTACACCAAACCCAACAAGTGCTGATGCTGATGATGATTTTGGATTTAATGAGACAACCTCATTCTTTGAGGATGCGAAGAATTTTAATCCAGTGACAGGTGAAGATGAGTAAAGAAATTGAAATTGAAAAGGCACTTGGAGTTATTGATAAAGTTGTCCCCCAAGAGGTCGTTGTAGAGAAGAAAGAAGTTGTTGTTCCTTCTCACGGAGATGACATAGACAATGACTACGAGTATCAGAGGCAAAACTTTTATAACCTCGTTGAACGTGGTCAAGATGCGATTGATGGAATACTGGAACTCGCAAGAGAGAGTGAGCACCCAAGAGCATACGAGGTTGCTGGAAATCTTATCAAACAGGTCGCAGACGTTACCGAAAAACTAGGTGATCTTCAAGAAAAGATGAAGAAACTCAAAGAGGTTCCAGATCACGGACCAAAGAACGTGACAAATGCACTCTTTGTTGGTAGCACCGCAGAACTTCAGAAAATGTTAAAGGGTAGAAATGACTGAACAAGTCTATCTAGGAAACCCAAATCTTAAACGGGCTAACGTTGCACAGTCTTGGACGAAAGAAGAACTCCAAGAATACCAGAACTGCATGGAAGACCCCCTGTACTTCATTCAGAACTACGTCAAAATTGTTTCTCTTGACGAGGGACTTGTACCATTTAAGATGTATGATTTCCAAAAGGAGATGGTAGGAACGTTTCATAATAATCGTTTTACTATCTGCAAACTTCCTAGACAGTCGGGTAAGTCTACAACAATTATCTCATACCTTTTGCATTACGTTCTATTCAACGACAGTGTGAACGTTGCAATCCTTGCGAACAAGGCCGCAACTGCTCGTGACCTTCTTGGTCGTTTGCAGTTGGCATACGAACATCTACCCAAGTGGTTGCAACAAGGT